TTTCTGGGGACATGAGCCACAGACCGACATCGACTTGCTGGAGCAAGGTTTCCATGTGGTATATTGCGATGTAGCCGACTTGTATGGTGCCGATAAGGCAGTAAAACGTTGGAACAAGTTTTACAAATATCTGGTGAAGAATGGTTTTCATAAAAAGACCGTACTGGAGGGCATGAGCCGTGGCGGACTGATTGTTTACAACTGGGCTGCACAGAACTCTGATAAAGTGGCTTGCATCTATGCCGATGCACCGGTCATGGACATCAAGAGCTGGCCGATGGGAAAAGGTGCTTATGCAGGTTCGGCCGAGGATGTGACACGGATGCTGGCAGCCTACGGCTTTAAGAATGAGGAACAGGCTTTGCGCTGGAAAAAGAATCCGCTGAATCATGCGACCAAGATTGCACAAGCAGACATTCCGGTACTGCACATAGTGGGCGATGCAGACGATATTGTTCCGGTGTCAGAGAATACAGCCCTTTTCGAAGCAGAAATGAAACGTCTCGGTGCCCCGATTACCGTGATTCACAAACCGGGTATCGGCCATCATCCGCATTCACTGAACAATCCCGAATCCATTGTACGTTTCATACTGAAAGCTACCGGCCGGTGGTCCAACAATTGTACCCATGCCGTTCCCGGAAACGAGTATCGCTCGGCTGCCGGATGGGTGGAAGGCTCGGAGTGGCATTCGGTGGCACAGGATATCGAATCCACGCTGAACGAACGTAAACTGAAACTGCTGTTGCTGGGCAATTCCATTACGCAAGGTTGGGGCGGCATGCGTAAGCTCGTCAGCTACAAACCGGGCAAGCAGGCCATGGACGACGCTTTGGGACAGGGAAACTGGGAAAGTGCCGGTATCTCGGGTGACCGTACGCAGAACTTGCTTTGGCGTGTCCGTTACGGAAACTATAACCGGTGTACTCCGGAATATGTGGTGATTGCCATCGGAATCAATAATCTGGTAGTCGGTCAGGACACAGCAGACGATACGGCTGAAGGTATCATCGCCGTTACGGAAGAGGCCTGCAGGCAGTTCCCTAATTCAAAGATTATCCTGTTGGGACTTTTCCCTTCCGGAAAGGAGCAGGGCAGTGCAGTCCGTGAACAGTGCAACCGCATTCATAAACTGCTGGGCGCGCATACCTTCGGAGCTCAGGTCAGTTACACAAATCCTACAGGCTGGTTTCTTGACGAAGATGGAACGATTCGTGACGGACTTTACAGCGGCGATTATATTCACTTCACAGACAAAGGTTATGCTTGTGTAGCCTCACATCTGATACAGTTGATGAAATAACACTAAAAGAAAAATAAGTATGAAAACCACTTTCAAGTTTGCAGGATTGTCTGCTTTATTATTCGGGCAGTCGCTTTGTCTGCTTGCACAGACAGTCTGGCATAACCCGGCGGCCGATTCGCTGTTGCCCATTCAGGGAAGAGCCTGGAATGCGGAAACCGGAAAGGCCTACCAGCGTTTGCCGCAGCGGGCCGAACAACTGGTCCGTAAACCCGTGT